CGGCTGGCGATATTGTTACTGAGGCGTCCTTGACTGATCCATCAAAGCCGAATGTATGTTCGCCATATAGACTGTAGCCGTAGCCACCTCGGTAAACTGTCATTTAATTTACTCTAAAGTAATGTCTAAATCACCAGCAGGGATGCGGAACACATCACCAGTATCAATTGCTTTAGATGCAGATAATGCCGCGTATGCAATTAAGTTGCCGCCAGACGCCGCATCAAATACACCTACGTGTGAAACTGTTCCATATGATGCAGTCGCAGTAGGATACTCAACAGCGCCAGAATTTGTAGCTGTGTTTCCAGATACTGTGAATGTAACTGACTGACGCGCATATGCTCCGCCTGATACTTCAGTACCACCGCCACTATCGTTTGGTGCGGCTGTGTATAATGCAACGTGCCACGCAGTAGGACGTGTCACTGAACCTGTTGTGAATATGTATTGCAATACTCTTGTTTCGAAATCGTTTGAAAAACTCATTTTAATATGCCCTTATTTTCATGCGACGACCAGAGCCGCCGTATTTAGTTTGATCACTGGCGGCATTAGCGCCATCCAATGCACTTTGATACAAAGCCGCCCACGTCGTTATGCGTGCGTCTTCCTTTAGATATGGGGCTGAGTGTACCAAAGCTCCATACAAGTAGACATCTGGATATTCAGCCAGAAGCCAATTCGTTGTATTACTTGCAGATAATGCAGGGATTTTCTGGTAGTAATATAATTCTGCATCGTAAACGCCATCTGGCGCAGGATGTACTTGTAACTCGCCAGCAGTCATTGCGTAGTATCTTGGGTTGCCAGATACGTTGCCAGCTCTTTGTTGCCTGTCTAATAATTCTGCCTGCGATATTAATTCTAGTGGGTTTGTCTCGCCACTCGTAATGTGAAAGCGGATAGGCTCTAAAAGATCCGCAGGGATTGCGCTGTATTTTGTGTCAATCTCAGCCGTAGATCTGGCTTCCATCTTCCAGTGACGTAAATCACGATTTAAAACAGCTTCAGCTAAATTTATAAATATATCAATATCAATACTATCATCACGATTTAAAAAATCTGCGAGTGTAGTTTTTAGCTCCGCGTATGTTGTCATTGGCATTGGTTAGCCCCTAGTTTTATTTCTATATATCATATTTATTAGTAAGATAGTAGCCCACGTTGTATATCTTTCTATTAATCTAATAATCCCTTTAATTGGTATCTGTTTAAAGCGGCGTCCATTGCATACATATCTGCGGCGTCTTTACCTTGAGATTTTAATATTTCATTATACATCATATTCATATCTTCGTACTGATTATCCATTTTCTGTGTAAGATTTGGATTCATTTGCATTGCCCTTAATTCTTTAGGCATAGCATTTGGATTTAACATATTTGATCCAGATGGTGTATTTTCTATCATTCTGGGGGTAGCAAAATCAGGAAATTGTAAGTACCAAGGGCGCACATCACCCATCGTCATATTATTACCAACACGATCAATTGATGCATTATATGTTGAATGAGGATTACCATAGTTTAATAAACCATCAGGATCTATATCAGGCTCAAACATTCTGAAACCGCCACTAAGTAGAGCTTTATCAGTTAGCTCAGGGGCAGTACCAGCCCATCTAACAGCACCCATACTCGGCACATTTGATTGTAAAGCTGGAGATGTATCTAAAGATCTTACAAACGCAGATCTTTGTCCCCCTTTTAAGCCAGCAAGATAATTTGATAATTCTGGGTTAAGTAAACCCATGCCCTCTGGTAAAAGTCTATTATTGTTTTTAGCCGCGCCTAATAATGGAACAAAGTTAGGGTCTATGTTATCCGCATTTGATAATATAGCTTGAGCCGCTAACATTGCTTGATGAGCTGAAAAATCACCACCTTTTGCTCCCATTGTAAGTGGGGTAACTATTGGGCGTCCACCAGCTTCTTTATTCCTAGCCCATGCATTTTGTTTAGATGTTAATGCCGTCGCGTCAGAGGCAAATCCAAGCCCACCATCTCCATATTGATGACCACCTTCAAACATTACTGGTCTATCAAGTTTTATGCCATTAAGTTCATCTATTATTGTGTCGGCGTATGTCCCATCTGCCGTAAAGCCAAATAAATCAGTAAAACCTTCTCTTCTTAAATCTTCAACAGTTTTATAATCTGGTGTTTCTATTCCAGATGTAATTCTTCTGCCTTTTACTTCCCAATCACTAGGTGAAACACCAGTTTGTTTTTTTGAAGAGAAGTTAGTAAATAAAGCTGGATCTTTTGCTCTACCACCGCCAACTCTAGGTTTATCATAATTAGAAGTCTTTACAAATGGTACTGCGCTTTCCAGTTTTTCTTTTGATAAATTATCCACCTTATCCAGCACATTATTTTCTGGCATATTACGTGGAACATTACTGGATTTTGGGTTTAATCTAAAATTACCGCCAGACATACCCATCACACTTGGATCAACTTCAATGCGATCTGCCATATCAAGTAAGCCTTTGCCTACTTTCTTAATAGCAGGGGAAGCCGCGTCACCAATAAGTGGGATCAAACCTAGTAAAGCCGCGCCGCCTAAAACAGCAACATATCCAAGATCAGGCTCTGGCCTTTGTAGCTCGTCGTATATTTCCTTAGCCGCCATAGCATCGCCAATGATAGGCGTGGCTTCAGCTATAAATTTTGCGGCGTCCATTGGGGTAAAGCTCATTGGCTCTACTGCAAGTCGCTGGCCTTCATCTGCGTAGCCTGCGTAGCTTTGTTGATCAAGTAGTCCCATCAAAAATTCCATCTAGCATTTGTTGTAATCTAGGTGACATTTCCTCGCTGGGTGTTCTCGCTTCATTTGTTGCGGCGTATAAATACATTAACTCAGATAAGCCATTTGGGTTTGACATAACTCTCCTGTAACTCTCAGGCTCGTTATTCATCTTGTATTCCAATAGCTCTACAAAACCTTGCTTATTTGCAATATTTGATGACATAATCGTCTGCATAACATCAACTGGCAGTATCAGGCTACGCACTATTTCACCACCTGTACCATCTGCGCGTCTAGCTGTTGTGCCTTGTGGCATCTGATTAGGGAACGACGTGATGGGATCATTGCCAGCAAAATTGGCTTGGCCTAACGTGCCGTAGCTCGTTTTCTCGCCAATACGATCCATTGCGGATGTGCCATCCATATTGCTTAGTAATCCGCCGCGATATTCAAACTCATCATTAGGCGTCAGGAAATTAGCAACGCGCTCCGCAAAGCTATTGCGTCTGGATCGCTTGCCCTCATCAAGTTGATTGAGGAAGTTCAGTACGCCTCTATTTACCATAGCCGCCATTCAAGCACATACCTTTAGCCTTACAGTTTGACTTGGTAGGGCATCCCTTGCACGTTTTCATGATGAAACCTCATTGCTGTATATTATCCGACCATATCACAATTCATCTATTGACGCCAGTATGTTACGCATTCTTTCTGATAGCTTCCACTCGCCAGCCTTCCACCGCGCCGCACTTTGTGCATCCTGCAAAGATAATCCGCGCTTCACATATTGTTTTATCCATTTAGCCATCAATAAATTTTTTATCTTAGGTGACAAATTTAAAAATTTTTTTTTCATGCAATTCCCTTTAAATTGCGCCTAATAGATTTATTCCAGTTATTATTATTGCCAGACAGTGCCGTGACTGCATCAGATGCCATTGTCAGGCATAGTGCATCTGCGAGATCTGGCGATTTAAGGCCACGTTTTCGCATTGCGTCCTTACTTTCGGCCTTCATCTTGCCTGACGATGTAAACGCATATCGTATGCCAGTTAATTCTGCGACGAGCTGGTCATTCCTTGGTATCTTGCAGGATCTATCTTCTAGCCATCCCTTTGTCTTAAACCACAGCTCACTTCGTAAATTCATGTAAGTCTTGCCCATTGCAGGGGCTTCACCAACATTAATGCCACGCACTGGCACGCCCAGCTCACGTAACCTATCAACCACACCGCCGCCAACGCCAATGCTATCCACAAGTATTTCTGTTGGGCGCTGACTGCTGGGTAATGCCTCATATTCTGCCATAACTCTGCCGACAGTCTGCATGAGATCTAATCCCTGCCACGCATCAATATCTGTGACGACGTTGCCATACCTCTTGCACAATGCAGTCTTATCAGTGCCAAACCTCGCAACGTCCAAGCCCCATATTGGCTTTATGTCAGGCGTCATCTCAATATCTCGTTGCGTTGCGCTGTGGGCTAAATGGAATGGTATAATCGTGTCATCGTCCGCCATAGGAAATTCGCCGAGAACACGTATGCGAAATGCGTTGCTTTCCTCGCCGTATCGCTCACGCATTTCATTGACAAACTCATCAGACACAAGTGGGCTTTCAACACACGACCAACGCCTCGTCCACCAGCTCTTAGACATTCTAGTTTGGCTCTCGTAAAATGTGCCAGAGGATCTCGTCGGGTTTGACAATAGTAACGTGGTTGCGCTGTGACCAGACATTGACCCAGCCGCCGCTTCGAAAACTTTCTCAGGTACACCAGATGCCTCATCGACTACCAATAAAACATTCTCTGAGTGTACCCCAGCTAATGCCTCTGGCGTTTCTGCGCGTGACGTTCTGGCTGATATAAATGCCTCGGAAGCGGCTGACGTTAATTCCACACGATCTGACTTAACAGTGAGCAATTGCTGTAGATGGGGTGGCAACTCGTTTATCCAGCGCTTTAGCTCGGCAAACAATGCGTCAAACAATTGGCTTGATGTGGGCGCTGTGACGACGACTTTATTCGGGAAACGTAGCAGGAGAAACCATAGCATAGCCCAAGATGCCGACGTTGACTTGCCTGTACCATGCCCAGATCTGACAGACATTTTACGCTCACCAGACGATATGGCATTGAGAAACTCGGATTGATAATCGTATGGCTCTGCGCCTAGCACTTCCTTCACGAATAGCACTGGATCATCACGATAGCGCAGGACAAATTCTGTTAATGGATTATCACTCATCGGTTACATCCTCATAATCTACGTCAATCGTCTTGGCTTCGCGCTCCTGATCTTCTTTATGGATAGCCGCCAAGTCAGAATTAACTTTTCTTAGGGCGTCGAGATGCATATCGCCAACTGAGATATTTACGTTTGTCTGTGGCCTAGTGCCGTAACGATCTTGGTTATACGAGCTTGCCATAAATTTACGCCACTGAACCTTCTCTCGCGTGGCGGCTATCTCACTGCTGGTTGAGCCGCCATCCAAATCATCCACCATTGTTAAACCCTGCTCGACGAGGGCATCTGCGGCGTGGCGTCTGGCTTCGTTCATGGCCTTCTCATATTCTGGCACTTTATTCAATGATGAGCCAAGGTATTGACGAGAACATCCATATTCTACAGCCATTTTCGTCAAAGTATTACCTGATGCGATTTGCTCAAACAGGTAATCTACGCCGCCTTTCTTCTCAACATCTGCTAGGATCTTCCTTCGTAATGCCTTGCCAGCCATTAATATTCTCCAATTTTTTTTAAATTTTACAATAGGTAAGCGTTATATTGCAAGGGGGTATGGGGGGTCTTCGTGTGCGTGAAAATCTAGCAAACGCACCCCCCACTATCTGTCACATGGGGGGGTCTTATATTATCTAGTTTCGTATAAAATTAACAACGCATAGCTCAGAATTGCCATATATTGCTACTAAATCGCCTAACCTATTGATTTCATTAGATATACTGCGGATTTAGCCCATAATGTCCGATAATGTATATTATGTTAACTTTCTATATTCCCGAAAGTATTGACATAAGATTTGCTATTTGTTACGCGCCCACGCGCCTGCGACGACGCATCAATGTCTTTTTTATAGAACAATGCTACCAACATTAGTGCAACTTCCTCGCCTTATCTTCTGCATTCTGATCATGTAATTCAATGAGAGCCTCGGCTAATGATTGTATTACAATGTCTGCACCTACCACATGCAATCGATCTGTTATGAAGTCACAAAGTATATCCAGCTCATGATCATTCTCATCAGTATTCTTGCAGTGAAGATCTAGCGTTAATTTAATGTTAAACTCAGACACGTCATATAACCTTGTAATGTGACCGCGCAACTTGGAAGAGGAGGAGAAGTTGCGCGGTCTAGTCCAGTGGGAAACATATTGTAAATGCAAAAACAATACGTTTAGAGGGAGGAGAACCCACTGGCTATAGTATGCCTCATGAGAAGCTCTTATTCAAGCCTATGTGACCTGATTTGATAGCTCGTAAGCCAGCGCCAGATAACCGCACCCATCAACTGAGCTATCCTGATGTACGCCGTTACGCATCCTAGCAATCTTTAACAGAGCCATCATGTTTGCCACGTCATACGCCGACACATGCCTGCCGAGATATGCAGTCCACATAGTCGCAATGCAATTGAAGTTTTCCTCTGCGCTTCCATACTGCTTTGCCCTGTCGCCTGTTATGAGAATGTTTGCCTTCGCCAATATGTCCGACCTCACCATACTCTGTTGATCCAATGCTTGATCCCCATCGCCCTCGCTCGTCCCTCGCTTGCCACCAGCCTCGCCAATGCTATTCATTTTATCTCTCCTTTGTTTCATTTAATTTAACCCCGATTTTACATTCTCATACTATTCGCTCAACTACATACTAATATACTATACCTAAAGGTATATAGTATTAGTAGTAGATTGGTTGCGATATACTAATTGTGATTAGTAGTTGTACTGCTAAGTCATTGATATTGTTATTACTAATGCTAATTAGTAGGTAATTAGTAGGTTGCATTTTAGCTCACTTTCCCGAAATCATCGCAGAACCATATATAGCCCTCATTTTGCACAATATGACCAGCACTTGTCAGGCCAGCAATCGATTGCTTATACGTTTGCGATGGGTTAGCTACGCCAGCCACTTTGCCCATAAAATGCTTCTTAATATCTTCCTCTTTTATCACCCAGAACGTGCTAGGCTCAGGCCAGCCAACGCCAGCAGGATTAGACATACCCACGCCTTCACCCCTGAGCTGTTGGAAGCACGTCTTAAATAAGACCTGATTTTTACCTTTGATGGCTTTCTTGTTAGCCTTCTCAACATCATCACTGCTGGCTGGTATGATTACACAAGTCGTGACAGGATCACCATCCATGTCATTGCCTAACTCAATCACCTTTAGCTTGAAGTGAAACTTCCTGCCGCCTTCCAAATCTCTCTGTTTGGTAGCCAATGCAGTTCGCAGACCTGTCGCCTCGTCATATGATAGCTCTATCTCAGTTTCCACAGCCGCACGTAATGAGCTGTGACCACGCGCCTTTGCTTCCAGATTTTTACCTGAGTGATGCACCAGCATGAGATGTGCGCTCGTTGTGGCTCTAATTTTATCCACAGCAGATATCACAGCAGTTGCACTTGCAGGAGAATTTTCATCGCCAGCAGGCATTGATCGAGATAACGTATCCACGACAATCATAGCAATGTCGCCGTGCATCCTTTTTATCTCATCACACAAATCACAAATTTTATTCACGTCAACTTCACCATCCAGCAAATTGAGTGGCAATGGCCTGACAGCCAGCTTAACGTCCGAATGCTCTGGGTACTGCTGTTTAAGAGCCACAATACGATTGTGCGTGGTTGTACCGCCTTCCAGAGCCAAGAATAACACCACGCCGCCTTTAACTTTGTTTCCATGCCAATCTTGGCTCGCAGATACATGCCAAGCAATATCCTGCACGAAAAATGATTTACCCACATTGGATGCGCCGTAAACCATCGACAATTGACCCTGACCAAACCAGCCCTTCACTAAGTAGCTCCTGTCGAGCTGTGCGACTGCATCATTAGGGAAAAACACCTGATCTAACAGGCTCTTTATTTCCAGAGCCTTTGCCGTAGCCTCTTTGCCACGATTGATCCACATATCGCTGAAATCCCAGCCGTCAACGTCAGGCACGACAGATTGCACATTGTGATCGTTAACGCACTTTTCAATAGCTTTCATGCCAGCCTCGTCGTTGTCTCCTGCCACCACAATGCGTAAATTTGGACGTGCCTCGTAAAGCTCACCTATCACAGCAGTTAGATTACCAGCCGACAATGCGAATACTGCTGGCCTACCTGTAGCTAGATGAACTGACATTGCTGTTGCCCAACCCTCGCAAACATAAATTAAATCATCTAATTTTCCACCAATAACGCTAAAATTTCCGACAACTGGCATACCAGTAGAAAATTTCTTTGATCCTGCTGGATCAATATTCTGGACACCCACACGTTTGCCCTTGGAATTAATTACAGGAATTTCTAGTAAGTTGCCATTTATCTTAGCATTGCCCAGCCCGATCTTTTTCTTGATCAGGTATGGATGCGTCGCCTCTGGCTCTGGCTCAGGCCAGCTTATTGTGTATTCCCTTGTCATCGGCTTCTCATTTTCATCAGGCCACAACCTCTGGTTTCTCAGCGCGTCTTTTATGCCAGCATAGTCTCCACATTGACGACAGCTCACCATCACATCGTTGTTATTATCTTCCTTGATCCAGAAGCGATCTTTGCCTTGGCATACAGGGCAAGCTCCATGATACTCGCCAACGGCAGTCTTTTTCAATGATAATGCGCTTATAATTTTACTTGAATACTGATCCCAATTTGCATTTGGGTATTTCGTGTTTTGCATTTTATCCCCTATTTATTTTACGAGTGATATGAATTTACTCGATTACGTGTTTTAAAAAAGCCTTCATGCTCTGGATTTTCGTCCATGAATTTACGAGCATAATGGCTAATCCATCCATCATCAATTTTATGATCGCCAGTTCCTGACATCATTGTTTCCCAACGCACCCTATGAAATATGCATTTAGCTGAGTAGTATTCACGCTTCTCAGTTACAATCAATGCAAAGTGTTTAAACTGCTCGTAAATATGTGGGTTTTGCATATCGTATATTTTAAAATTTTCTTTTGACCATTTTCCGTTTTTCATAATATTCTCCTTTTATATGGACGTTAGACAAAACCTCGACCAGTTCTGTCTAACGCTGTGATTAATTTAAAATGGTATTTCATCTTCCAGATCATTTGACTGAGCTGGTTGCGCTGGCGGTAATCCAAATGGATCATGCTCAACGCCATTTACTGGTGTTGCTCCACCAGAAAATCCACCAGCAACTTCAGTAAACGGATCATCTGCTTCCTGCTTTTCTGCCAGCTCCAGCACTTGTACTGCACGTAATCTTAATGAAACGCCATTTATTGTGCCTGTATTGTACGGCACAACTGTCACTGCAATATTTACAGTTGACCCAGATGTAAGCTCAAATCCATCAGGCAATTTCTTGCGAGATGCATCGACCTGACGAGGTGGGTTTGTAGCTTCACCAGAGTAAGCGCCCTTTAGCTTTGCCTTACCGATCCAATGACCTTCTTTGTTGTCATCACGTTTGTATGGCAAGCTCAGTGGTTGCTCAGGCCATTTGCGTTTGCTGGTTTCTAACGCCGCCGCATTTTTATATGCCTGCATACAGATCGTATTCAGCTCCTTACACTGCTCACCAGTTAAGTTAAATGACATCTCGTAAGCCGCCCCCTCAGCAGTGGGTTCACACTTTTGAGATTTGTACTCTTCCTGATCAAATCTGTATGTTTGATTTAGTCTTGGATATAGCGCCTTCACGCCAGATATAATGTGTTGCATTTTACAACTCCTTTTAGGTTATGCGTAGTACCCCTACGCTGGGATTTCTATAAGCCGTGGTCTTCATCAAGATAAGCTGGAAGACTAATCGTATCCAGCTCAGGCCATCCAGTGTCATAAGTGTTTGTATCTTGTGCCACTTTTATTTTTCGTAATGTCTTAAACATTTCATCTTCAGCATACTTGTTATATTTATCTGACATCTCATAGCAAGCCGTGGCGTAACTGTTTTTCTCAGTTGCGATAAATATAAAATTTGTAGTCGGGTAGCCGCACAACTTCAAAACATACCGATAGAAACATTCCTGTAAGTCGTACCTGTAATTTCTCACAGCCTTATCAAAACCGCGATAGGATGCGTCTAAGCATGACTTTAGGTCTATTACTATGCCAGCCTCTTTCAACAGCCCATCTGGGCGGCATTTAAGCTCTAATCCAGTTTCTGGGCATGTCGCTATGAAACTATATTCAGCCAGCAGATCTTCATTAGTTAATAAATTTCTCGCCATTTTATTTTGCAGGCAACCATCAACCATTTTCTGACACTGCTCGTATTCACCCTCTGGCAATAGGATCTCATCGTCACCTAGAAAATTTTCCTGATCTTTCCAAGCCTTACTGCCACGACGCGGCAATCCAGAATTTGTTACCAAGTTTTTCTCTGGCTCTAACAGCATCGCATGAAACGCAGAGCCTAAAATCATAGCAGGCGTGGAGCTAAACTTAGCGTTCTTCCAATGGTATAATGATGACGTTGCCACTGTTTTTACAGCGCTTGATGAGATTGCAGGCAGTTCGTGATATGCCTTATTTGACAGCTCTTCGCTGGGTATTATTTGCATTTATATTCTCCTAATTTACTTGTTTAAAACTTCTGCGCCATACAGCGCAATGAGTGCCGCTTCAGCTCTGCCATCATCTTTCTTTCTGGCAAACTTATCGGCATGATCTGGAAATCTCTGCATTGCCAATTGGCGGCTGGTATCCTTATCAGATGACAGGCCAAAGTGTTTCTTCCATTTCTGAGGCGTGACCAGATGCATTGGCGTTTTGTTAGCCGCCACACATGCAAGCAAAGATCCGTAGCCCATACCAAATCTGAACGTGGCAACCGACGATTGATTTGGCCTCGATGCGACTTGCTCAATCACAGCCATTCTTAACTTTGCCTCTGGCTCAAAAATATGCAGGAGCGTGTATATATCAACTTCCGTTTTATTTTTTGAGTTAAGCACTGTCGGCATGTCAACGACATCCAGATCTTTAGTGCGCGTGCAATAATGTGCAATCGCTCCAGAGAAACCACAATCAACGCCAATGACTATCATTCCACAACCTGTATGTTATCAGCGTCAGATGTCTCTGGCTTGGCAACTTCAACGCCAGCTTTAGACGCCGCCATATAAGATGCCATCCTGACAAACGCATTAAAGCTAAGAGCCGATTTGTTGGCGGCTTCAGCCACAGCTTCATACTGCGCCTCGCTAAAATTAATTAATACTCTCTTATCAACCATTTGTTCTCTCCTTGGTTTAATTATCTAAGCACTGC